GTATGAAAGCACGTAAATCAACCACTAACAAAGCTGTAGATTTTTTCTACAATGTCGGTGCAAGCCGTGGTAAAGACATTATTCCTGCTTTTACAGCAGCATATGTTGAAGATAAAGACTTGGCAATGCGTATTGCATTATGGGCACGTGATGCTCGCGGCGGTTCTGGCGAACGTAAAGTTTTCAGAGACATTTTAGCTCATTTAGAAACTGTTGATATCGATGCTGCAAAAGTATTATTATCTAAAGTGCCTGAATTGGGCCGTTGGGATGACATTTTTGTGTTCAAAACTCAAGAAATGAAAACTGAAGCTTTCACAATGTTGAAAAATGCGTTGACTGATGGCAACGGTTTAGCTGCTAAATGGACACCTCGTAAAGGGGATGTAGCAGTTGAATTTCGTAAGTTTTTAGGTTGGAGTCCAAAACAATACCGTAAAACTTTAGTTTCTTTAACTTCTGTTGTTGAAACTCAAATGTGTGCGAATGATTGGGATAACATTAACTTTAACCATGTGCCATCATTGGCAAGTTCTCGCTATAAAAAAGCATTTAACCGCCATACTCCAAAGTTTGCCGAATATGTTCAAGCTTTGGTAAAAGGTGAAGCTGGTGTGAAAGTAAATGCTGGTGCAGTATTCCCATACGATGTTCTTAAAGGTGTTGATAGCTATGGCTTCGATAGAACTGAAAAAGATCATATCGTTGCACAATGGGATGCTTTACCAAACTTTGTTGGTGATGCTAATATCTTACCATTGGTTGATGTTAGTGGCTCAATGTCCTGTCGTGCAGGTGGGCATACTTCTAAATCAGAGGTAACTTGCATGGATGTTGCAGTATCACTAGGTTTATACTTAGCTGATAAAAACACTGGTAAATTTAAAGATACTTTTATCACGTTTAATGAAAAACCAGAATTGTTGACATTACGCGGCAACGTTGTAGAAAAAGCAACTCAAATGGTTAAATCTGCATGGGGTATGAGTACCAACTTACACGCTGCATTTGATTTAATTTTAGATGTAGCAACTAAGTTTGATGTTCCACAAGCTGAAATGCCAGAAATGTTGTTGATAATGTCTGACATGCAATTTAATTGCTGCAGTCATTACGATGATAGTGCAATTCAAATGATTGAACGCAAATATGCGGCAGCAGGTTACACTGTTCCACAAATTGTGTTCTGGAACATTAATTCATCTGACAATGTACCAGTTAAATCTGACAAATCAGGTGCAGCTATGGTTTCTGGCTTCAGCCCAGCTATTGTTAAAGCATTGCTTGCAGCAGACATGAGTGACTTCACACCAGAAGGTATCTGTCTTAAAACAATTATGGTTCCTAGATACGATTGGAACTAATTGGAAAGTTCAGTAATCATTGTTAGGATCCAGTGATCTGGTTTTCGAACCCATCCTGATCCTAACTTAACATTTTTATCAAAAGCTAACTGTCGTAGTTTAATAACAATATCTCTATTCATTAATTCACTGCAAGACTGTTTAGCTTTTTTCTTTGATTCAGACGTATTAAGTTGTTGAGTTATTGATATTCCTTTTAATTTTTTCGTTATTATTCCTTGCTGAATTGACTCTTTTGATGGCGATTTATAAGTACCATTCTTAATTCTAGTTTCGTATCCTTTCCTGCCACCTTCTTTACCGGAACCCAAATTACCCTTTAAACGCCTAGTTTCTGCTGATTTTTTAGGTCCGGTTATATAAGAACCATTTTTAATTCTAGTATTAACCATCTTTTTTGTGATTTCCTTTGTTTGAATACGTAACATCCCCGAGGCTCCTTCACCACCATCTGTTTTATTGATAAGTATACCATTTCCTAAATCTTTTCTTCCATGAACTGAAATTAGTCTTCTTTCTAATGCAAACGCTCCGATTTCAGTAAGGTTAGATTCTAAAATTTGTATATAAAAATAATCTTTTGGTGGTTTATGGGATTTATGATCTTCAAATGCTCTAATGCCTTTTCCCTTTCCAATATAGTAAGGTGTTCCGGCTTTTGCGGTAGACGAATCTTTGCTACGAATGTAGGCATATACATAAAATCCTTGAGGCGGATTACTCCGTGAATAAATATTCATGCTGATAGTTCCTTATAAACTGTTAGAGTAGTTGGGAATCCCCATTCCGCGAACTACAATTTTATTTATCAATATTTCTTGACAACTACTATGATAATTGTTATAATATTATTTTATACAAAGACAATATTATGGCATATATAGAACAAACACTTGACAAAATTAACGAAGTTTTATTAGAAAATGGTTGTGGGTTATACCAACCTGATTTAATAGAAATTGGTAATATTATTTCCGATGTAATAGTCGGCGCGAATCTAGATTCATCATTGGCTGAAGAAGCTGTAAATTGGATCAACACACACACACAGAGAAGGTAAAAACAATGACATTACTAGCTAAAATTAAAACTGATTTATTTGCCTTACGAAAAGAAGGTACTGCAAAAACTGCAATTTCTCTATTAACTACTTTATATAGCGAAGCTGCCAATGTTGGGTTGAATGATGGGAAACGCGAATCAACCGATGCCGAAGTTTCTGCAGTTATTAAGAAATTCGATAAGAATTTAGACAAATGTATTACGGTTGGTACTGCTAAAGGTATTGATATTTCATTATATCAAACTGAAAAAGGCATTCTTGAAGTTTACATGCCAAAACAATTAACTGCTGCAGAAATTGAAGCATTTATTATTCCACATGTTCAAGAAGGTGGTAAGCCAGCTGCAATAAAGGCATTAAAAGCGCAATATGCAGGGCAGTATGATGGAAAATTAGCTGCTACAGTTGTTGACAACCTTATTTTATCTTGGTCAGTTGTATGAAACACAAAATTAAAGAACTATGGTATTTTATACAATGGTTGTTTAAAGATACCAACTGGATTACAGTTTTATCTATAATCGTACTGGTTATAGGATGGTCACTAGCTTTCTTACCTAATGAGTATGCTTTGCCATTGGCAATATTTGTTGTTATGTATGCAATTGGTATGTTTTTATATTTTGTTGTATATAAAACTTTAGAATACCAGTATCGTAGATATAAAAAAGAACAACAAGAACTGTTCGATAAAATTAAAAACAGTGAGTAGTTATCCAAACTATTTATTTGTGCAATTTTCAAAATGCCATCGTTGCATACTTAATCTATTAGAACTGGCTGCATTACAAAATGGACAATGAATTATTGGTTTTTGTAATGCTACCGGTTTTATATAGTTAGGGTGTTTTTTGCAATTTTCAAAATGCCATCTTTTAGCGTTTGATGCACCTTTAATCTCTGATAAACAATATGGACAACACAATATTTTTGAAGGTTTTGAAATGCCTTTCAACGCCGCCGAAATCTTTAATTTAGCTTCATCAGATACTACTCCACTTTTCCCCTTTCTTGAACTCGGTCTTCCTTTGGATGACTTGCTTATCTTTTCTCTTGTTTCAACCGAAATTGTTTTTCCTCTATGTTTTAAGCCAGCTTTCGCTGAACTTTCTGGAGTACAATGAAATTTACCACTGCCATTTGATGAATTTAACCAGTTTGGATTTCTTGCAGCATTTATTTTTGATAAGAATTTATGTTCATACTTACGAGAGTCGTTTGCAGAAGAAAATGTTTTTCGTATTTCGTACAAAAATGCATCTTTCCCATATAAATTAATTAAATTTTTAATGATAACAGATGATGTAAAGTATGTTGTCCATAATTGCATGGGGTGACAGTTTTTTGCATATCGAACACCGTAATATTTCTGTCCAGTTATTGTAAATGTAATACAATAAGTAAATGGGGTATAAATAGTATTGCTGGTCATATTAGTTCCTGTAATTAATGAAAGAATGATTAGAGTTAGTGAGACGGCAATCTGTGACTAACACCGTATGATGTATTTATGCAAACTCAACTAAACTTGTAAACCATCACGCTACTCACCTTCATTCAAATTAAATTCAATCCCACGTTTTTTAGCAGATTGCTTCAATCTTTTGATAATTTCTTTAGGTTCTAATGGTTTTATTAGTGTATTCATAAAACTATTTATTGACAATCTGAATTCTATGTAGTATAATTTAAATTTAAAATTAATTAAGGTTTAACATGTCTACTCATACTATTGCTGCAGAAATAAAAAGTCTTAACACCCAACTTGCAAAGTTAGAGGCACGGCGAGATGTAATTAATAAAGAAATCACGGATAACCAATCTGAATTGTCTAAAATTAATTCGAAATATAAAACCCTCCGAGCTCGATATGAAGAATTAACTAATCCAAAATCAGTTAAAGAACCGATTCTTTCAGAACATGCTATTATTAGATATCTGGAGCGAGTTAAAGGTCTTGATATTGCCGAAATTTCTAACGAGATTATGGATGAAAAAACTAAAAACGCTATAAAGTTTATGAAAAACGGAAAAATAAATCGGGATGAGTATGCACTCGTTGTTCGCGATAGTGTAGTAGTCTCGATAATATCGTAGATGGGAATTATGAAAAAAATATATATTCTAGTTGGAATACCAGGGTCCGGTAAAAGCACCTGGATAAAAAATCAACCATGGTTGAAAGATGCGATTGTTATCAGTAGTGATAATCATATTGAAGCATATGCTACTAGTATTGGTAAAACATACAATGATGTTTACCGAGATTACATCAAAACAGCAGAAAAATTAGTAAAACGTGACATAAAAAATGCAATTACATCAGATAAAGATGTTATTATTGATCAAACAAATGTAACTGCGAAAGGTAGAAAGAAAAAACTTAATTTGTTTAAAAATCATTACAAAATAGCGGTTGTTTTTAAAATACTTGGCGATGATGAATTGTATTCACGATTAAAATCGCGCCCAGGAAAACATATTTCAAAAAGAACCATTGACAAGATGAAATGTATGTATGAACCGCCTTCATTAGATGAAGGATTTGATGAAATATGGAAAAGTTAAATGAAACGGATTTTAATAACTGGCAGTAAGGGATATATCGGTCAACATCTTAAAAAAATGATGGCCGATATAACAGATATTGATATAATTGGAATGGATATAAAATGTAATAATAATCATAGTGATATAAGATCGATTGACATAAAAAATCATTATGATACAATTATTCACTTAGCAGCGTTAGTTAAAGTTGGTGAATCTGTTCAACAACCAGCAAATTATTATGATACCAACATTATTGGTACTATGAATTTGATGAAAAAAACTACGTATGATAATTTTATTTTTGCATCTACGGGTGCAGCTGAATATCCACTATCCCCGTATGCACTATCAAAGAGAGTTGCGGAGGATATTGTTCGAGATCTGGCACCAGTACATACAATTTTTAGATTCTACAATGTAGTTGGCTCTGATGGATTTGAACCAACCAATCCTGATGGATTGCATTACAATTTACTAAAAGCGGTTGAACGTGGATATTTGAATTTATATGGTGATGATTATGATACAATTGATGGGACCTGTATCCGAGAATATATCCATGTAAACGATATATGTAGGGGATTAATTAAGGCGATTGATACCCCATCATCAAATATTGAAAATTTGGCATATGGTGATCCAAAATCGGTTATGGAAATCATCAATATTTTCAAAAAAGTCAATAATGTTGACTTTGAAGTAAGAATTTTACCAAGACGAGATGGTGATTTAAAAGACACTTTCTTAAAAATCCCGTCTCGTTATACTGAACGTAACTATACATATGAAGATATGTTAAAAATTTAAGGAAACCAAATGTACGGTGTCAAAATAGAATTTACAGATAAATCACAACCAGATTACTGGATAAAATTTCAAAAATATATTGATAAAGTTTCACATGGTGCATATAATACGGCAGTGTCTATGACATACAGTGAACTACAGCGGTTTAATGGAATGTTAAACCCATACTATGCCTACAGATCTGGTGTCGATACATTACATTTTATGACTAAAGAAAAACACGATAAATTTATCAATAAATGGAGTAATTATGAGCATATTGAATAACTTGGATTCGTTTTATGAACGAGAACATGGCTATGTTTTCAACAAACAAGAGTTAGCTACGTTAATAAATGAACTCCGAAATAAAACTATTGACGAATGTTCAGATATATGTAATAATTTAGCAGATTTAACAACAACCTGCCCTACTGGTGATGAATTTAAACATGTTTATATCTTCGCTATGGACCGAATACGAGACTTAAAACAATGAATACATGGATAACATCAGATCTTCACTTATAATATAATATTTAACTTTGATAAATACATCGAGGTGAAATATTATGGAAACTAAATCATATATTGGTGAAGTGCAGTGTGAAAATTGCAATATCCTTTTTACAAAACGAATAAAAATAACAACAAAAAAACATTATTGTTCAGTTGAATGCAAAAGAGCTGATAAAACATCATATGTATCAGAATGGACTGACGAACGTAGAAGAACATACTCAACCATGATGAGTGGACAAAATAATCCAAATTTTGCTAATAAATGGTCTGACGAACAACGAAAAATACAATCCGAATCAAAGACTAACCAGTTTAAAACCAATCCAGCTTATGCATATGAATGTGGAAAATCTAACCGAGGTATTAAATTTTCAGAAGAACGAATTAAATCTATGCATCAACATAGATCATCTGACAGTTATAGTCACCCTCATACTGAACATTCTAAGAAATTGATTGGTATTAAGTCAAAAGAAAAATGGACTGATGAGTATAAGATAAATTTTAGACAAAAAATGGAAGAGTTAGGTCACTGGACACCATTAGACAATATAAATCCATATAAAACTTATTATATTAACTCGAATTGGATTTGCTCAATGATTGATTTTTTTGACGAAAATGCATTATCAAATTTAAAAATGTTTGGTATATTTAGTAATAAAAACACAAAGGGATGGGTTCGAGATCATATCGTACCAAGAAAACTTGGATTTGAATTCAATATACCATACCAACTTTTACGCCATCCAGTAAATTTACAATTTATCTCACATTCCAAAAATATATCGAAGGGATTTAATGATAGAAAGTTGACAGATGAAGAAAAACAAAGTATAATACACACATTATATAAAAAGATTACCCAATTTAATGGTATTTGGGTAGAACATCAACATTGTTTATCACTCGTAATGAGTAAGGAGGTAGTCTGATGAAAGTTTTTATAACGTCAGACCTTTGACTACATTTTGATCATGCAAATATTTTGAAATTTAACCCTGATACAAGAAAATTCAATGATGCAAATCATATGAATGAAGAAATGGTTAGGATATGGAATGAAAATGTATCACCAGATGACTTAATTTATATCCTTGGTGATGTTGCATTCTGTAAACCATCAAAAGCAGCATCGTATGTTCAACGATTGAATGGTCGTAAGATCCTTATTGAAGGAAACCATGATAATAAATTAGTTGAAAATACCGAATTTCGTAATTGCTTTGAAGCCATTCACAAATATCTAGAAATTAATCATAATGGTCATAAAATTTGTATGATGCATTATCCAATTTCAGAATGGAATCAATGTCATAGGGGGTCAGTGATGTTGCACGGTCATCTACATGGTAATCCTAGCGGATTGACTCATTGTAGAGTTCGTGATGTTGGGTTCGATGCAACTGGAAACGTGGTATCATTATTAGATGATATCGTAAAAGATGCATTAACCGGTGAAATTAGATTACATGGGTGGAAATAATGACTTTTTTAGTTAACCAAGATATAAAACACTTTGTAGAAAACAATCCAAATTTGGTTTCACGTAAAGAAACATCATATCCAGGAGTTTATGTATTGAAATACAAGAAAAAAGTCTTTTATGACAACTTATGGAATGAATATTTAGAAGAATGTCGTGGAACATTGGTTGATGGTGATTACAACATTGTTTCACGTCCATTTACTAAGATTTATAACTATGGTATCGAAAAACGTGCTCCAATTTTGGATGATTCTGTCATAGTATCAGCATTTCGTAAAGTTAATGGCTTTATGGTTGCTATAACTTGGTACAATGATGATATCTTGGTATCAACTACTGGGTCAACTGATTCTGACTATGTAAAAATGGCATTGGAATTGATAGATCGTGAAGTGTACCGTGAAGTTTGTAAAAACTGGAAAGGATTTACCTTTATGTTTGAATGTGTACATCCAAATGATCCACATATCATACCAGAAGAAGTTGGTATGCACCTATTGGGTTATCGTGAAAATTACTGGAACAGTAAAATAATGGTTGAACCTGGTGAATTGTATTTGTTATCAAAACAGTTTCAATGCCACGAAGTAAAATTCCATCAACTAACTGTTGGAACACTGTTAAAAATCGTAAAATGTGTAAAACATGAAGGGTTTGTGTTTTATACAAGTGATGGAATTAGTGCTAAAATAAAATCACCATATTATTTGGTGAAAAAATTCGTAGCTCGTAATCCAAATACTACTAAATTATTAGCATCTAATGTAAAAGAAAAAGTTGATGAGGAGTACTATCCACTTATTGACCATATTCAGGTCAACATCGATGAATTTACTGCATTAGATGAACAAGATAGGTTACAATGGGTTAGAAATTTCTTAGAAAATGCTTGACTTGTATAACTAATGTAATATAATATGTAACATAGACGTGATGGGAACAGGTATACCTCTGCTCA